TGGGTCCTCCTAATTGATAGTTGGAGGAGCCAGACATGACATATTCCGCAACGAACAGTCCGTTTCGTACCGGTGTCCGAGGACTATGCCCGAGGTGCCAACAAGGACACCTGTTCAAGGGCTATCTAACACTAGCCAAGCAGTGTGAGGTTTGCGGTCTGGACTATTCGTTTGCCGATCCCGCTGACGGCCCCGCATTCTTTTCGATGTCGATCGCCGCGGTGCCTGCGCTGCTATTCGGTATCTGGTTGCAATCAGTTTTTGATCCACCAATCTGGGTCCATGCAATCACGACCCTGCCGATAATCGTGATTGCATGTGTTCTGTTGTTGAGACCAATTAAAGGTTGGTTGGTCTGCTCCCAGTATTTTCATAAAGCTGAGGAAGGAAGGATTGATACCGACTGGCGGCCAGGTCCGCGATAGTCTGTTTCAACTGGCTGGCTCAACGGAATCTACCGGGACCGACTGCCGCGACCCTTCATGAGTATGCATGCAACCAAGGCCACCAGTCCGACGGATGCCCACGCCGATGCGGTTCCGGGATTTTCTCGTGCGTATTGCACAGCACGCTGGCCATGTTCACGTGCCCCTTCGGCGAGCACATTCACCGCGTCCTTCGTGGACGCGAGGGCGTCGTCGGTTGCGCCGGATAGATTCCCGAGATGATCTGACAATCGGGACGATAGGCTGCTGATTTCCTTGCGCAGTGCGTCGATTTGTTCGGAAACCATGCCTTCGGTGGTCTGTGCCATTTCATTCTCCTTTTCGATTACGAGGAGAGAACGGGAATGTGCATTCAATTGTTCCATTCAAATTAAGCGGGCGAGAGCGCTGGTGTGCTCGCCGGTCTCATAAGCCGGATATGATCGGTTCGATCCCGATGCCCGCAACCAATTGCCCGTGTAGCTCAGATGGTAGAGCAGCCGCCTTGTAAGCGGATGGTCCGGGGTTCGATCCCTCGCTAGGGCACCAGTTCGAAGGTAAGCATGGCCAGACCCGACAGGCGAAGCGCTGAAGCCGCGGTTTACCGCAAGCTTTATAAAACATCGCGGTGGGCTAAGCTGCGTGAGCGGCAGCTAATGGCACATCCGCTCTGCGCCTACTGCTTGCAGCAAGAGGACGTCACGCCAGCAACGGTGTGTGACCATCTCCGGCCACATAAGGGCGACGAGGCGTTATTCTTCGATCCCGACAACCTTCAAAGCCTCTGCGCCCCCTGCCATGATCGTATCAAGCGCCGCGAAGAGCTAGGACAGGACGTCGTTCGGTTCGGATCCGACGGCTGGCCGGTCAGCTGACCGCCCGGGGGCGTCAAAAAGTCCAGAAGGCCGTCAGGCCCGGACCGGCGGGGTCCGACAGCACACGCATCTGCAATTCAAAACATGACCCCATAAGGATTTCATTCCATGGCAAAGCCGAGAAATCCCCTCGGCAAAGCGAAGGTCGAGGGTCGCGACAAAATCAATGCCGGCCGGTACAAAAACCGCGCCGAACCGGCCGCAAACGGCCCTCTTGGGGCTCCTCCCGTTTGGTTGAAGGACAGCGCCGATATTAAGGCGAAGTCGGCCTGGAAGCTCTTCGCCAAAGAGCTGCCGTGGCTAAATGAATCGCATCGAACACTGGTCGGTATGGCCTCGACTATTCAGGGACGCATCATGGCCGGGCAGGAAGTTGGTGTGCAGGCAATGAACCTGCTTCGCCAGATGCTTGGCCAGATGGGTGCGACGCCTGCTGACGCGTCCAAGGTGGCGGCACCTGAAGAGGGCGAAGAAAAGGATGATCTGCTTGACTGATATGCCTGCGCTTGAGCGTGTGAGCGCTTATGCGCAAGCTGTCATTGATGGCAGAGAAGTTGCTGGCCCTCACGTTCGCAATGCTTGTCGCCGCCATTTCGACGATCTCGAACACGGCCACGAGCGCGGCCTGTATTGGGACGACGATGCTGCCGACCGCGTGTTTCGGTTCTTCGAAGGGCGGCTGAAGCTTTCTGAAGGCCAGTTTGAAGGCAAGCCGTTCAAGTTGCATGCCTCGCAGGCTTTCAAGCTTGGTTCGCTCTTCGGCTGGAAACGTGCCGACGGTTCGCGCCGCTTTCGTCGCGCCTACATCGAGGAAGGCAAGGGCAATGGCAAGTCGCCGTTCGCTGGCGGTGTCGGTCTATACGGTCTGATCGCGGACAAGGAGGCGGGCGCGCAGATTTATGCTGCGGCTGCCAAGAAGGAGCAGGCGGGAATTCTCTTCCAGGATGCCGTTAAAATGGTTCGCGCCGCTCCTGCGTTGGTCGAACGGTTGAAGTTCAGCGGCGGCATCGGGCGCGAGTTCAACATTGCGCATCACAAATCGCAATCGTTCTTTCGCCCGATCTCGAAGGATTCCGGCAAGTCTGGCTCCGGTCCGCGACCGCACTTCGCGCTTTGCGACGAGGTGCACGAACATCCCGACCGCACAACGATGGAAATGCTGGAGCGCGGCTTTAAGTTTCGTCGCCAGCCCCTGTTGTTGATGATTACGAACTCAGGCAGTGATAGAAACAGCATTTGCTGGGAAGAGCACGAGCACGCCGTCAAGGTAGCTGCTGGTACGCAAACGCCGGACGAGGATTTTACCTATGTCGGCGAGGTGATCGACGACACGACGTTTTCCTATGTCTGCGCGCTGGACAAGGGCGACGATCCGCTCAAGGACGAAACCTGCTGGAAAAAGGCTAACCCGCTTCTCGGCGTTATCTTGACGCAGGAATATTTGGCCGGCGTTGTCGCTCAGGCAAAGCAGATGCCAGGCAAGCTGAACGGCATTTTGCGCCTGCATTTCTGCTGCTGGACCGATGCCGACAAGGCATGGATGCCGCGCGAGACCGTCGAAAGCGTAATGGACGATTTCGATCCTGAAGTCGAACACGCAGACAAGCCGGTTTTCATGGGCGTCGACCTATCCGGCAGCAAGGACATGACCGTGCTTGCATGTGTCGTGCCCACTGGCTTCAAGGAAATGGAGCGCGAGGATGGGTCAACGGTCAATCTGCCGACGTTTGATGCATGGGTAGAGGCTTGGACGCCAGCCGATACGCTGGAAGCACGGGAACAAGCTGACAAGGCGCCATATGCGCTTTGGGTAAAACAGGGCTGGTTGAATGCTCCACCGGGCAAGCGAATCCGATATGACTTCGTAGCTTCGCGGGTACAGCAACTTGATCAAGCCTTTGACATTCAAGCCATCGCCTACGACCGCTACGCCTATGACAAGTTCCGCGAGGAAGTCGAAGCGCTCGGGTTAGATATTGAACATGTCGCACACCCACAGGGCGGCAAGGTTCGGGCGCGTCCCGAGCCTGCAAAGGTAGAAGCGGCGAAAGCTGCTGGGTTACCGCCGCCACAAGGCTTGTGGATGCCAGGTTCGGTTTTGGCGCTCGAAGACATGATCATCGACGGTCGCATTCGCATGCGGCGCAATCCGGTGCTTATGACCGCCCTGATGGGCGCCACCTTCGATCATGATCCGCAAGACAATCGGTGGTTCGTAAAGACGAAGGCATCAGTACGCATCGACGCGGCAGTTGCTCTGGCGATGGCGGTTGGCGTGGCGATGGATACACCGATCGAGCCAGCCGACATCGACGACTTCGTCAATAACATGATCACTATAACCTGGTAGGAGTGCCCATGGGCCTTTTGACTTGGGTCGGGAAGCCTTTCGGGCTTCTTTCCGGCCCATGGCGCGCATTCTTTGGAATGTCGACGACGAGCGGCGAGACGGTCACTTATGAGCACGCCATGCAGCTTGATGCTGTCTGGGCGTGTGTGAACCTGATTTCCAATGCCGTGAAAACGCTGCCCTGCAATGTCTACAAGGGCGATGGCGTTGACGTCGATTATGAGAATCCGCTGTACGAACTGCTGCACGACTTGCCGAACTTGGACGATAGTGCGTCAGATTTCTGGGGTATGGCTGCCCTTTGCCTTTGCATTGATGGCAATTTCTTCGCCGAAAAGAAGAAAAATGGCAGTCGGCTGGTAGCGTTGAACCCGTTCAATCCGCTTTGCGTCGATGTGAAGCGCGATGACCGGAACAACCGCTACTACGAAGTCACCGAACAGTACAAGAACGGCAAGAAGGGTGGCGTTCGCAAAATCCGTGAAGAGGACATGCTTCATGTCCGAGGATTGGTCATGCCGGGCTGTGACCGCGGCCTTTCGCCAATTGCCGCTCAACGCAATGTGATCGGTAACGCCATGGCCGGCGAGAAGACGTCGGGCCGTATGTTCAAGAACGGCATGATGGCTTCGGTCGTCTTGTCATCGGACCAGGTTCTGAAGCCCGATCAGCGCAAGCAGATTGCGGAATCGTTGCAGGCATTTGCCGGTGCCGACAAGGCAGGAGGGATTGCGGTGCTGGAGGCGGGTCTCACCCCGTCGCAGATCACCATCAACCCCAAAGACGCGCAGATGCTTGAGACGCGGCAGTACAGCGTCGAGCAGATTTGCCGCATTTTCGGCGTTCCGCCGGTCATGATTGGCCATGCGGCGAATGGCACAACGACATGGGGAAGCGGGATCGAGCAATTGATCCTGCAGTTCACCAAGACCTGTCTGGCGCCACTGCTGAAAAGCATTGAATCCGCGATCTACCGCGACTTGCTTGATGCAAAGACCCGCAAAACTACTGTCGTGAAGTTCAATATGGAAGGTCTGCTGCGTGGCGATAGTCAGGCGAGGGCGGAGTTCCTGCAGAAGATGGTCCAGAACGGCATTTACACGCCGAACGAGGCCAGAGCTTACGAGAATAAGCCAAAGATGGATGGCGGCGACGAATTGATCGTCAACGGCACCATGCAGCCTCTGTCCATGGTCGGACACAACGGCGGGCCACCGCTGGACGATACACAGCCAAGCGCTGGATAAGGGAAATTCATGAAATTCGAACACATTTTGACGGCCTTCGAGGCCGAACCGTGGGCGATTCAGCGCGAAAAACTGGCCGTTTTGGCTGATGTTCTTGCGGCACGTGTGGCGGGCGACAAGCTCGTCACACCTGAATTTGCAGCTGCTGTTTCTGATGCTCGCGCAAAGGAAATCGCCGAAATTGACGGCAAGGTCGCAGTGATCCCGGTTTATGGCGTATTGGCCGACCGAATGGACCTGTTTTCCGCGATGAGCGGCGGCACTTCTTATGCCGGCATCAAGCGCCAGCTGCACAAGGCACTGTCCAACGAGGATGTGAAGGCCGTTGTTCTTGATATTGATAGTCCTGGCGGCTCGGTACCGGGCACGGACGAACTCGCAACGGAAATTCGCAAACTGCGCGGCGGTGAAAAGCCGATCATAGCGCAGGTCAACTCCCTCGCTGCGAGCGCCGCCTACTGGATTGCGTCGTCTGCCGACGAAATAGTTGTCACCCCGTCCGGGCGTGCAGGGTCAATCGGTGTCTATACGGCACACGACGATATCTCTGCCGCGTTGGAAAAGGCGGGCGTCAAGCGCACCTACATTTCGGCAGGCAAGCACAAGGTCGAAGGCAACGAAACTGAACCGCTTGGCAAGGACACGCTGGCCTACATTCAGGACAGTGTAAACCGCTCCTATGGCCGGTTTTTGCAGAGCGTTGCCGATGGGCGTGGCGTTACGAAATCCAAAGTCGAAGACGGATTTGGTCAGGGCAGGGTGTTTTACTATGAGGCGCTGATAGACCGGGGGATGGCAGACCGTGTTGCCACACTTGATGAGACCTTGGCCCGACTGGGCGCCAACACCGAGCCGGAGTACGTCCGCCGCGTAAAGGCTTCAAACGCCGCAAAGGCAGAAGCAGCGCAACTATTGGCCAGCAAGATGGCCTCCGGCGAAGAAGTCACAAAACGCGAATTCGAGAACGGGATCAGGGGACTGATCGGCTTGTCGAACTCGGAAGCGGAGCGAGCCGCATCGCTCTACTTCAAGGAACATCAGGGGGAACCTGATGCTGATGCGGAAAACGCCGCTGTTTCGGCGGCCCTCGAACGGCTTTTGGCCGAAACACGCACTTTCACCATTTAGTATCAGGAGGACGTATGTCCGAAGTTTCTCTTGCCGAGAAGATCGGCGAGCTTGGCCAGTCTTTGGCTTCTATCAAGGAAAAGGTCGGCAATCTCGCGACCGATTTCACCACGCAGCTGCAGCAGCACGGAAATGTTTCCACCGAGCTGACCGGCAAGGTCGACAAGGCGCTCTCCGAGCTTGGCGACACAACGACCCGCATCAGTGAGCTGGAAAAGCGCGCCGCTCGTGAACGTGAAGACGTCGCGCAGGGTCCGCAGGACGTCGGCGATATCGTCGTAGCGTCTGAAAAGTTCAAGTCGACCGATGTGTCTGGCGCATGGCGCGGTTCGATCCGTGTCGGCATGGAGCGCGCCGACATCACGTCCGGCAATACCACCGTTGGGGCCGGACGTTCGGCGGGTACCTCGCTAGTACCAGGACAGCGCGTGCCAGGCATCATTGCCCCGCCTAATCGCCAACTGACGATCCGCGACCTTATTGCGCCGGGCCAGACCTCGGCTGCAAGCGTTGAGTTTGTCAAGGAAACCGGCTTCACGAACAGCGCGGCGCCAGTCGCTGAAGGCACTCAAAAGCCCAAGTCTGACCTGACCTTCGATATGGAAACCACGCCTGTTCGCACGCTGGCCCATATCTTCAAGGCAAGCCGTCAGATCCTCGATGACGCTCCGGGTCTCGCGAGCTACATCAATGCACGCGGCACCTATGGTCTCAAGTTCGTTGAAGAAGGGCAGCTTCTGAACGGTGACGGCACGGGCCAGAACCTACATGGTATCCTACCGCAGGCGTCGGCGTTTGCCCCAGCATTTACCCCGGAGAACGAAACGGCAATCGACCGCCTACGACTGGCAATCCTGCAGGTTATTCTGGCCGAATATCCGGCGAGCGGTTTCGTTCTGCATCCGACCGATTGGACTAAGATCGAACTGACCAAGGATCTTGGCGGCAACTACATAGTCGGCAACGCGCAGTCGCCGATCGGTCCGTCGCTGTGGAATCTGCCGGTCGTCCAGACCCAGGCAATTTCTGCGGGCAAGTTCCTGACCGGTGCGTTCAATCTCGGTGCGCAGATCTTCGACCGAATGGGCGTCGAAGTGCTCCTGTCTAGCGAGAACGATAAGGACTTCGAGAACAACATGTTCACGATCCGCATCGAAGAGCGTCTCGCACTGGCGGTTTACCGTCCAGAGGCTTTCGTGACCGGCGATGTCAATCCGCCCGTAACTCCTTAATCGTTGATGGGGCGCTTCGGCGCCCCTTTTCACGAGGAAATCATGAAAGTCAAAGCGCTTAAAACCTTGGTCGGCAATTACGGCCGATTGGATGAAGGCATGGTCGCCGATCTTCCAAACTGGCAAGCCGGACCGCTTCTGGCGCTTGGTTATGTCGAGAAGTTTACGGAGGTTGGCGATGGCCGACACGAAGACACGCAAACGCCGAGTGGCGAGCTACATCGGGGCGGGAATCGTCGACCCAAATCCTTCTACCGAGCCAGAGCCGGAGCCTGAAACGCCGCCGGAGGGTGGTGGCGATGGCACTGGTTGAACTTGAACTGCTGAAGAAACACCTTCGCGTGTTTCATGACGACGAAGATGCTGAGCTTGAACTCTATCTGGCTGCTGCTGAAACGATTGTCACCGAATATGTCGACCGTGAAGTCGTGGCTACCGGCGCGACGCCGACCTTGCCGGACGGCATTGCTGTGACGCCGCCTATCACGGCAGCAATTCTGCTAGTTGTCGCTGATCTGTATGAAAACCGCGAGCCTGACATGGACGCGCCGGGTAACGCTGTACTGCCGCGTCACGTTCGTGCACTGCTCGCGCCATATCGGATTTGGCGCACGTTGCCGGTGGAAGAATAATGCCCTGGCTCCGATTTACCGCCACCTACGACTTCATTCCCAAACCTGCGGTGACGATCCGCTATCCAGCGGGATACGTCGGCTTGGTGACCACACCTTGCGCTAATCGCGCTGTTGCCGCTGGCAAGGCCGAGCGACTTCCAACTCCCACAAAAGACGAGGCTGAAGCATGGCGAAGCGCGCAGGTGCCGGCAGCCTGAACTGCCGTTTGACGTTCCAGCGTCGCGAACAGATAAGCGATGAATGGGGCGGTACTCGCGGTGAGTGGGTTGACCAGTTCACCGTGCCGGGAAGGTTGGAACCGCGATACGGCAGCAATTCCGAAAGCCTCATGGCCGCACGAATGCAGTCCATGCAGCCGTACAATCTGACCATTCGCGGCAGCACCGCGGCAAGGCAGGTAACGGCGTCATGGCGGGCTTACGACGCTAGGGCGGGGAAGACTGGGGACAAGCCTAACCGGGTTTTCGGAATCAAGACTGTCGTCAATCCTGACGAGCGCGATGCCTATTTGGAAATGCTTGTTGTTGAAGGCGAGGAAACGTGATGGCGGTTAAGATAAAAGGTCTGGATCGCCTGCAGATAAAGCTCAAGAAATTCCCGGAAGTTGCTGAAACACTTGTCAAAGCCGCTATGGAGCAAGGCGCGCAGGACATCGTCAACATGATGCAAAACCTTGTTCCCGTCGATGACGGTGAACTGATGGAAAGCATCGGGTGGACGTGGGGCCAAGCGCCCAAGTACAGTCAGCGCATTGGCAGCGTTAAGTCGAATGACGGCAAGCTGACAATCACGATTTACGCAGGCAATTCCAAGGTGCGTTACGCACATCTGGTCGAATTCGGCAGTGCGCCACACGTGAACGGCGGCATGTTCCCCGGAACATTCAACCCTGGGTCAAAGGCGCAACCCTTCTTTTACGTCTCATGGCGAGCTAAGCGGCGAAGTGCACGGGCCCGAGTGTCGCGCGCAATCACCAAGGCAGCCAAACAGATCGCGGCGGACCGCTAATGGACCCGGTTTTAGAACTTCAGGGCGCAATTATTCAGCGATTGCGCAGCTTTCCCGCGCTTGTCTCGCTGATTGGTCAGCGCAGCTACGATAACCCGCCGACGAATGACCAAGGGCAAGTCTCACCCTCGATCTTTCCGTGTGTCAGCATCGGCGCGTCGAGCGCTCAACAGGCAAACGCCGACTGCATTTTCGCTGACGATATCATTTTCCAACTGGATATCTGGTCGATTGAGCCAGCCAAAAAGCAGATGCGCGACATCGCAAACGCAGTGCGTTTCGCACTACGAGGTTGGGAACCCGTTTTAACGGCCAACGCTCTCGTGACGTTCGACTACTGGCGAACTGACTACATCCAGGATGGCGCGATCAATCATGCGTCGATCCGTTACACGGCGATCATCGAGCAGCCATAAGGCCTCCGCGCCGATCACCCCGAAAATCTGTTTTAGGCCGCCCTTTGGGTGGCCTTTTTCGTATGGAGGCCGCAATGGCTCAAGCAACTACGATCAAGGGCGGCAAGGTCCGCGTCAAGATCGGTAACGGCGCTGCGCCGATTGTATATACCGCGCCGTGCGGGTTCACGCAGCGATCTATCACCCTCACCAAGAACCTCAATGAAGTCTCGATCCCGGACTGTGAAAATCCTGATAAGGTCGACTGGATCGGACGTGACGCGGCGTCGCTGTCGATGAGTATTAGCGGCGAAGGCGTCCTAGCTTCAGAATCCGTTGAGGATTGGCTGGATGCAGGTGAGAGCATCGATTCCATTCCTGTACAGGTTGAAATCGAGTTTCCTGCCACGACTTACACCTATACCGGCAAAATGCACGCTGAGAGCCTCGAAATCGGCGCCAACAATGGCGAGCGCGCCACACTGAATGTGTCGCTACAGTCCGATGGCGAGATGGTCCGTACATCGGCTCCGACGGCTCCATAATGAATAGAGACGCCAAGATTGAACTCGACTGGGCGGATGGTACTTATACCTTCCGTCTCGGTTGGGGTGAATTGGAAGCACTGCAAGAGGCTTGCGACGCTGGGCCATGGGTTATTCTGGAGCGGCTTTTCACCAAGCAATGCCGAGTTTGCGATATCGCCCATGTTATCCGGCAGGGATTGATTGGTGGAGGGCTGGAGCCGACGGCTGCCACGAAACTCGTGCGCACCTATATCGAAAAGCGCCCGCCTGCCGAAAATATCGTTTTCGCCACCATCATTTTGCAGGCTGGCATTCAAGGTGTGCCGGAAGAGCCGGTGGGGGAGCAAGCGGCGGCAAATCAGACGGAGAGCAACTTGATAGTCTCCCCAACGGAAAAGTCAGATTTGCCGCGGTCTACGGCAACGGTGCGGCGCTCGGCTTCACGCCGCAAGAAGTAAGACGAATGTCCATGTGGCAGTTCATGGCTGCCGTTGACGGTTACGTCAAAGCTAACTCGACCGACGATGGCGGATTGAGCCAAAAGGAAAAAGACGAGCTTTGGGAGTGGGTGAGCGAGGGGTAGGGTGTCTTTCTAGTAGCAACCCAGCTAGTAGCAACCCAACTGCGTTGCTTCAGCCTGCGCCTGAGCGCGTTCAGCTTCCAGTATTCCAGCGTAGTTGGCCCGGCTAAGCAGTTGTTGGCATCTTAGTTCTTTGTTCGCCGGGTCCGATGCCTGATTGCTGGCGCAACCGGACATAGCCAACATTGCAACGCAAACTGTGGTTATCGCTTTCATAGACCTTCCTCCTCGCAAAGGAGTATGGCTCGTGTCGGCATGGTTGGTAAAGTGACGCCGCAAATCTATTTAAACGGATTCAGCGACTTTGCGCCTTTGGCCCTCGGATCGATGGTCAAAGTATATGTGCCGCCCGGCAACTTGTAAGGCGCACATCGTTGTAAGGCCCGGTTGAGCGATTCCACGCCAGCCTTCCCAACCCCGTCTTTGGGGAACTCTTTGGCCGTCACATCCACCAAATCTCCTTCTTTATCCAGTTCGACATAGAGAACGATCTTGCTTGCCAATTTCATTGAAGCAGGCGGGTTCCAGCACTCCAACGCAGCCTGTGCGAAGGCGGCGTCCGGCTCATTAGCCAGCACTGGCATTGCCACAACGGCGGCAGCAATCACCAAAAAACATCCTCTCATGGAGCCTCCCTGCCATGGCCACTAACCTTGAATCTCTTGTCGTTCAATTTTCTGCCGATTTCAAGCGATTGGAGAACGCTATCAATCGTCAGCGCGGGCAGTTCACGCGGCAGATGCGCCAGATGGAGAGGTCCGCAGATGTCAGCGTACAGCGTATCAACGCGGCGCTTGGCAATATCGGCAAGGGTACGATGCGGGACCTCGCAGCGCCTTTGACCGGCATTTCTGCCGCTTTGGGGACGCGCGAGTTGATGCAGTATGCGGATGCTTGGACGCAGGCTGGGAACCTCATTCGTTCGTCAGCGACGGCTGCTGGTGTTGGCGCACGTTCGCTGAATGAGTTGAAAGACGGCGCGAACGAAGCTCGGACCAGTCTTGAAGCCTATACTGACCTATATGCTCGGCTGATCAGATCGGCTTCCGCCGTAGCCAAGTCGGAAGACGAGATTGCTTTGGCAACGTCGCTTGTCTCAAAAGCCTTTAAGGCTGGCGGTGCGTCCGCACAGGAACAAGCTGCTGGCATTCTCCAGCTCGGACAAGCTTTGGGTTCTGGCGTGTTGCAGGGCGACGAACTCCGGTCGTTACGTGAAAACGCTCCGGTCATTGCGAAGGCAATCGCTGACGAGTTCAAGACCACGATTGCAGGCTTGAAGCAGCTTGGCGCCGATGGGAAACTGACGTCCGATCGCGTGTTCAAGGCTATCCTGAATGCACAAAAGGGCATTGAGGCCCAGTTCAAGGCAACGAACGCGACCATTGCCGACGCCTTCACGCAGATTAATAACGAGTTTACCGCTTATATCGGCAATGCCGATAAGTCAGCTGGCGCGAGTAGGCAGCTGGTTCAGGCGCTGCAGTATGTTGCTGACAACTTCAAAGAAATAGCCGACGTCGTCGCAGCCTTTGCGACAGTGCTGATTACCGCGTTCACTGGGCGGGCAATCGCTGGGGTGGTGGTCGGACTAGGCCAGGCTGTTGTTGCGTTGGGCTCGTTCCTGACCGCTCTCCGCACAGGTACGAGCGTAGTTGCCGCCTTCAGTGCGTCGCTTGGGCCAATCGGCCTCTTGGCCGGGGCTGCGGCAGGTGCCGTCTATTTGCTTTATAACAATATGTCGTCGGGGGACCGGGCGGCGAAGTCGTTTGAATCTGCTATTGATGCCAACAAGTCGGCGCTGGAAGGTGCTGCTTCTGCGTCACGTCAATACCAGACTGAATTGGTCAAGCAGATCAGCTTGCAGCTTGAGGCGGCTCGGGCGGCTGAAGCGCAAGCCAATGCGGACTTCTACACAGCATTGGGCAGAGCAAACTCTTTCAAAGAGATGACGGGGTTTGAGTTCCAGCCACTTGAGTACGCAGCAAACCAAGCGCAAGCCCAAGCTGGTATTTTGAGCCGCGCCGTAGGTGATTTGGAAGCTCAAAAAAAGCGTGCCGAAAAGATCCTCGCCTCAACCCCATCGGGCTACGGCAGCGGTATCGCCACGACACCCGACGATAAGAAGAAGGGTCGATCGAAGAAAACTCCCGCCGAGCGTTTCGACAGCGACATTCAACGTATCGCCGACCGCACAGCCGCCCTTGTCGCAGAGACCGAAGCACAGCGCCAGATCAACCCGCTGATCAACGACTATGGCTATGCCATGGAGAAGGCGCGTACTGAGCAGGAACTGCTCAATGCGGCGCAAAAGGCCGGTGTTGCACTCACTCCGGAACTGCGAGCACAAATTGCCGCCACAGCAGATCAGTGGGCCCTTGCCAGCGCAGAGGCTAACAAGCTTGCCGAGGCGCAAAACCGCATTCGGGAAACCGCTGAAGATATGGCGGCATTCCAAAAGGATCTGGTCGGCGGGATTGCTAACGATTTTATCAACGGCGCCAGCGCAGCGGAAACCTTTGCCAACGCACTCGGGAGGATTGCCGATAAACTGATTGAAATCGGACTTGCCAACATCTTCGATACCGATAAGGGCGGCTTCAATCTCTTCGGTGCTCTGGGTGGCATCTTCCGTAAAAACGGTGGACCGGTAAAGCGCGCCGGTGGCGGAATTGTGCGCGGTCCTGGCGGGCCGCGTGGCGATAAAATCCCGGCGATGCTGAGCGACGAGGAATTCGTCGTGAATGCGGCAGCTACGAAGCGCAACCGTGCATTGCTGGAAGCCATCAACAGCGGCCGTGTTATCGGACTTAAGGATGGCGGTTCTCCTTTGCGCGCGCCATCCATGCCGATCCTGCGCTCATCTGCTGCGTCGCAGCAGGCCCAAGCCGGCATTGCCGATGTTCGTGTCTTTGTGGATCGCGACGGCAACTGGCAGGCCGAGGTCGAACGCATCTCGCAGCGCAACGTCAAGCAGGGGCTGGCTTCCTACGATAAGTCGGGTGCCGTCCGGACCGCGCGTGATCTGCGGCAGGTAAACTCAAGAGGGTTGGCAAAGTAATGGCTGAACTACTTCCGACTGGCCTTCGATATCAGCCGACTTTCCCGGTCCTGAATCGCCCGGTTTCCATGTCTCAGTACGGGGGTCGGGCGATTTCTGCCATTGAGAACGGCGATCCGTTCTGGACGTGGACGGCGAAAATAAAAGCGATGACGAACGCGCATCGCCAGAGGCTCGAGGCCTTCATCGATCGGTGCCGCGGCGGTCAGATGACGGTGCATTATACGCCGAAGCATGTTTGCATTCCGCAAGCCTACTGGGGCGACGCGAACAACCCGGCGATTGCCGGTACGGCAACCTTGGGCGCGATCAACGGCAATACACTTACATTAAACGGGGTCGCAATGGGGCTGAAGCTGATGAACGGCGACTTGGTGGGCTTCACGATTGGCGACTACAACTTTATCGCCCGCATCGTTGCCGACGCCACAGCGGGCAGCACGAGCGTGCAGGTGAAGGTTGAGCCCATTCTGCCGTCCTACATCACTGTCGGTGCCACTGTCAGGTTCAAAGACCCCGTTATGAATATGCGGCTCATGCCGCGGACATGGGAAATTGGCGAAGGCAAGTTTCCCGATGCGTCTTTTCAGCTCATTGAGGTGCCGAGGTAGCCATGGCTACCGCTGTCGTCGCGCACGAATAGCGCGAATCCATGTGTTGTTGAACATAATGGCCCCGATGACCAACGCGACGGCGCCGAGGACTATCATGCCGATAGCTACGCCTTGGTCACCGAACTGCTGATACAACCAGCCCGTTTTTTCTACTGCCTGGGCAGGATTTCCAAGGCGAAGAACGCCTTGGATCAAGGCGCCCAAACCGACAATCAACATGCAAACGCTTCTAATCATGCCGGCCAGATATCAGCTGGGCGCGGTTGAATCCACCCTTTCAATGGCTTGGCGGTAACTCATGGCCTTTCCTGCACGTCTACAGCAACTGCTCAACGAGGGCAGGGGCAAGATCGCATCTGCCGTAAAGTTCGAGTTCGGCACCGGCACCTATGGTTTTTTCTCAGGCAAGGGAAGCGTCGATTATGGTGGCCTGACCTATCACGGTAACACCATCATCGACATTGACGAACCAATGTACGCGCTTGGCACAGCGGCCCAACCAGTAACCATGCGCTTGCCCGCTGCCGCCGACTTCGGCCTGACGCCGGATAAGCTCGGATTGATCGAGCAAGAAGATTATAAAAATCGACCTGTCACGTTCTACGACTTCTATTTCGACCCAGACAACAACGCATTCCTTCATGCCGAGCCGACCTGGTACGGCTATGTCGACTACATCGACCACCGCGAAGAAAGCGATGAGGTCTGGTTAGAAGGCCACATTGAAACGGGCGCGGTCGACAACTTCCGCGAGGGCTACCGCTACGCCTCGCATGAGGACCAGCAGCTTGTGTCGCCCGGTGACATGCTTTTCGAATACGCCGCTAGGATCAAGAATGAGTTCTTCAAAATCAAATTCGGCTAGGGTTCCCGGCTGGGATCGGGCGTTGGAAGACCTTGCGACGGCTCATGTATCGATCGCGCCGGAATGGGGCGTTTCGGACTGCCTCATGACTGCCGCCGATGCCATCAAGGCCGTAACCGGCGAAGACCCGCTTGCGGAGTTTCGGGGTAAGTACAAGACCGAAGCCGGCGCAGCTCGCAAGATGCGCGCCAATGGCTGTGAGAACGTCAAAGACGTATTCGAAACCTATCTCCAGCTTGAGCCTGTCAATCGGCTTTCTGCCCGCAGGGGTGATGTGGGCGTTATCCGCATCAATGACGAATATGTCGCCGGGTTCATTTGCGGCTCCGGCTTCGCGGTGAAGCAGCCGCATGGGCTCGCGTTCTTGTCCGTGACCGACATCGAGCAGGCCTACAAGGTCGGCCTGTAACCACTTCGACAATTTGCGCCTTTGAAGGTCCGCCAGCAGCGGGCCTTTTTTGTTGCGCCCGATTGAGGCTGTCGCATGCCATTTTTAGCGCCTATCTTCACCGCGATTGGCGGTCTTGTGTCGAGCGTGGCCACATGGGCTGCTGCAAGCCCGATCCTCGCCGGTATCGCGCAGACCGCATTCGGCATTGCACTCAAATATGCGGTCAATGCGCTTTTCCCTCCGAAGACCCAGAGCCGCGCATCGGAACTTGAAACCCAGTACGGCGCCAATATCCCGCGCTCAGTCATTCTCGGTACCTGCGCGACCGAAGGTCATCATATCTATCGCAACAGCTACGGGTCGGGCGGTCGGCTCATTCAGGACGTGTTCGTCCTGTCGAGCTTCCGCATTACGGCGGTGCCGCGTGTTCGTTATAATGGTGAGTGGCGCATTTTGAGCCAGCAGGACGCTTACGGCTATTGGCTTGTCCCGAATGAAGGAACAAGCGGCGACGATCACGATAACGTCCGCGTCAAGTTCTTCTACGGCACGATGGATCAGCAGGCAGAGCCGACGCTGATCAGCAATGCGCGCCCGGCTGGCCGCTGGACCGCGAACCATCGCGGTGCAGGCGTTGCTTATGCCGTCGTGTTTTCCGAACTGCGCAAGAATGGCGACGGCCTGACTTCACCGGCAAAGCTGTTGTTCGAAGTCGTCGGCGCGCCGCTTTACGACTGGCGCAAAGACAGCACGATGGGCGGATCGGGCCCGCATCGCTGGGACGATCAGAGCACGTGGGAATATTCCGATAATCCGGTCGTGCAGATCTACAATCTGGAGCGCGGTTTTTTCAACGGCACTCAGCGCATGGTCGGCAAGGCTGTTCGTGCAAGCCGCCTGCCGTTGGCAGAATACACCCAGGCTGCGAACATCTGCGACGAAATCATGTCGGACGGCTCGAAACGCTATCGCGCCCATGCGATTGCCAAGGATGGCCCCGGCGCCAACCACGACGCCAACCTAACGCCCATCCTTGAAGCCATGTGCGGCTCGTGGGTGGAGCGTGTAGACGGCGAATTTCCGATTGCTGGCGCTCCGCAGGCCATCGTTGCAACCATCACCGACGACGATATCAAGCGCGGTGCACCGTTGCGGTTCAGTGCCAAGCGCAAGCGTACCGAACTCATCAATACCGTTGCTGCCTCTTATGTCTCGCCGGAAGATTTCTACGAGACCAAGGACGCGGCTACCCGTATCGATGAAGGGGCGTTGGCAGAAGATCGGGAAACCCTTGCCAGTGCCATTCCTTACGCCGCCGTCACCGATGTGCGACAGGTGGACCGGCTGGCAGACATCGCCATCCGTGGCGCTCGATATCAGGCGTCGGCGGAAATCGTCGTTCATCCAAGGTTCCTCGACACGATCAAGGAAGGCCGTTGGGTTCGCTGGAATAGTGCAAAGTATGGCGACCGCACGTTTCAGGTTCTGACCCGCCAGCTTGGCGGGATCAATACCGACGGCGCCCGCGACATCTCGATTGCGCTGCAACAGATCAGCAATGGCGTCTTCGATCCGACCGCCTACGAGACCAATCCGCCGAACATCATCGTTGTGCCGCCGCCACAGTATCTGGCCGAGGTGCAAGGCTTTGATGTTATCCCGACAATCGTTAAGGCCGATGGTGCCGGAGAGTTGCCGGGTGCACGGCTGCTCTGGGATACGATTGATGATATCTCGGTTGTCGGTGTTGATATCGAATACTGGCCCGCAAACGATCCGAGCCAGGTGTTCAAGCGGTTCGTCACGTGGGACGTTGTGAATGTCCTTCTGGTCGAAGGCCTGACTTCGCTCACGGATTGGTTTGTGCGCACGCGTTTGCGTGTGGACAATGGTCGGTCTGTGGCTTGGTCGGCGGCAAAACCGTTCCGCACCCTGAACGCCCAAGGCGATCAGAACCCTATCGACTACGAAGGATTGGCCGATGATTTGAAGGGTTATCTCGGCTGGATCGGGCCGCAGGTTCGCGAATTGATCCGGCAGGCTGAAGAACTTGCTACCCTGACAGCGGACAATCACAACAGCAACTATTCCGACATCCAGCGTCTGACGCGCCAGCTATCGAGTACCTTTGGCAATGCGCAGGCGATGTGGCAGGAGGATATCATCGTTGCAACGGGTCCGAATAGTGCCATTGGCCAGCAGCTGACACGGATCAATGCCCAGCTCTGGGACAATACCGGGGCAAGCATTATTCAGTTGCTGCAAGTCCGCGTTGATGGTGTCGAGGATGATGTTGCGGCGCAAGCCAACCTCATCACCCAGCTATCGTCCAATATCGGTGAAGTGTCTGCGAACGCGACCTTCCGAATGGGGACTTATGCGGCACCGAGCGGCTGGAACTCCCGCATTGGAATGGAAGTGCGCGGTGGAACAACCGACAGCTACAAGAGCGCCGGCCTCTTCCTTGATGTGACCAGCACCCAGGCGCGTATTGCCCTGATAGCGGAACAGATCGTGTTCTCGAACGGCACGGAGTTCTTCAAACCTTTCGTCATCCAGAACAACGTTATGTACGGCGAAGGCTTCGTCATGGATTGGGCGAAGATCGTCAATGTCCAGATCGGCA